TGAGACTGAATTTATTGGTTCTGATCAAACGTTGGTTGACCCGAATTGCCTCACGGCATTGAGATGGGCCAAACCATTGATCAACAGACAAGGATTAACCATTTATGCTGAGCCAAGTACAGACAAATTATATGCTTGTACTGTGGATGTTGCTTTGGGCAAAGGCAAGGATTATTCAGCATTTATTATTTTTGATATAACAAAAATTCCTTACGAGGTGGTAGTGGTTTACCGAGACAACCTAATCACACCACTTGTTTTTCCAAATGTAATACATAGCCTAGTTAAACAGTACAATAACGCATACACCCTTGTAGAAATAGATGGGTCAGGTGCCCAAGTTGGTGACATATTGAGACACGATCTTGGTTATGAGAATCTTCTCATGACCTGGAACGCAGGAAGAAATGGCGTTCAAATATCAAGTGGTTTCAAAAGGTCTGCAATGATGGGACTTAAAATGACACGTCCAGTAAAGAACATAGGTTGTATGACGATTAAGAATCTGATAGAACAGGAAAAGATATTACTAAAGGATGTTCACGTTATAACAGAATTTTATAGTTTCGCACAAAGAGGTCAATCTTGGGAGGCAACTCCTGGGACACATGACGACCTTGCAATGTGTTGCGTATCATTTGCTTGGTTGGTTGCTCAGAGATATTTTGCTGAGTTGACTGACGTAAATCTAAGAGAAAACTTATTACAAGACGTTGACGAAGAAACATGGGATAATTTGACCCCATTCGGTTTTATTGACGATGGCCTAATAGATATTCCTTCAGAAACCACACACGTGGCCAGAGATGGAAATGATGATTGGCTTGAAAATAAAGGATCCGAATGGTCTCTCTAAATTCCAAGAACCCTAAATAATGGGCAATACTTCTGCTGACGTTTACAAAAATATAGGAGTAAGATGTCATTTCCAATTTCACCAGGTGTTAATGTTCGAGAGATTGATCTAACCACTGGAACTCCTGTCGTTTCCACCTCTATCGGGGCATGCGTAGGACAGTTTACATGGGGACCAGTTGATGAGAGAGTTTTAATCTCATCTGAAGTCAATTTACGAGATACATTTAGTAAACCTAACGATAACAATTATGTACATTATTATACTGCAGCGAATTTTCTGTCGTATAGTAATAATCTACGAGTTTGTCGTGTTACAGACGACGATACTGCCTTAAATGCTACAACTGATAGCGTAGGTAGACTCGTAAAAAACGATACCGCATACGTTTCTCTCGATCCTGATCAAGGTGGTGGTGCTGATGCAACCGCTAACCGATTCTGGATTGGAAAATTCCCAGGAGATCTGGGGAACAGTTTAGGTATTTCCATCTGTCCAGCTGATAAACCTGCCTATGATATGGTTGGTACATGTTCCATAACTGGAACAGCAATGACAGGTATCGGAACTGCCTTCGACACAGAACTCGAAGCAGGTGACGTTGTCACACTTAACAGTGTTGCTTACGTAATCTCTGCAGTAACTGATGCAACAAACGCAACCCTCAAGTATGCACCTGCTGATCAAAGTGGTGTCATCGGGGTAAGAAATGCAAGAACCAACTTCGAGAAGACCGTAACAGGTACTATCTCAATGACTGCTAATTCAAACACAGTTACAGGTGATTCTTCTAACTTTACCAACGAAATATTTGTCGGTGATACTATTATAGTCGGTTCAAATTCAGCTGAAGTAATCGCTGTTACAAACGACGCAAGTGTTGAGCTCAATGGCCCAATTTCACCAGCTGCTATTGTCGGTGGAACTTCAATGGATTCTCGTTGGAGGTTCGCTCTTAATTTTGATAGATCACCTGGGACAAGTGAGTTTGCTACAACTGCTAACTCTGCAAACGATGAAATGCACTTAGTTGTGTATGACTATCGTGGTCGCTGGACTAATGTTGAGGATGATGTCCTCGAAGCATATGACAGCATGAGTGTTGCTAAGAATGCTAAGTCACCTGAAGGTGCTAGTATTTATTACAAAAACCGATTAAATAATTCATCAGCATATGTTCGTTTCATAAAACATCAAACTGGCGTTACTAACTGGGGAGATAAAGCAGAAGATAACGTATTTGATCTGCTCAAGGGTACGAAGTATTATGAAATGCAAGGTGGATCTGACGGTAACAACGTATCAGTAGGAGACTTACAACTTGGTTGGGACATTTTCAATGATCCTAATACAGTTGAGGTAAGTTTGTTGATGCAAGGTGCTGCTCCTGATGGAGACGGACCTGCTTTGGCTAACTACGTGATTAATGTTGCTGAGAAGAGAAAAGATGCTGTGGCACTTGTTTCTCCTGAGTTTTCTGACGTAGTTTTGGTTCCAGGATCAGAACTATCAAACCTCAAAGGTTTCCGAAATTCTATTAAGTCATCGACTTATGCGATTTTAGATTCAGGATGGGGATATCAGTACGATAAATACAATGATACCTATAGATGGATACCATTAAATGGTGACATTGCTGGTCTTTGTGCAAGAACTGATACAAATGCAGATACTTGGTTCTCGCCTGCTGGTCTACAGAGAGGTATTTTGAACTCTCCGATCAAACTGGCATATAACCCAGTACAGGCACAAAGAGACGAGCTATATAGAATTGGTTACAACTCTGTTGTTTCGTTTCCGGGACAAGGAATAATGCTGTTT